GGTGTGGTATTTATATCTCAGGTCAATGATGATGGACGTACTAAGTATGCTGCATCCCTTGAAGAAGAAGCTATAATATGTATTAAGCTTGAACGTGACATTGAGACTGAGGATGAGATACTGAACAACACTACCACTTTTATTGTTGACAAGAACAGACCGTTCGCTAAGTTAGGCAACGCAGGTTCAGTGTACTACGATCCAGACACAACGATCCTAACTGAAGATTCACCTTATGTAGGGAGTGAGATGGCAGCATGATAGTATTCGATGTAGAAGCAGATAACCTTTTGGAAGATGCTACTAAGATACATTGCCTATCATATACTACTGATGGTTCTCAGCCTGTAACTCTATTCAAGTATGATGATATGCGTGAGCTTATCTTATCTCAACGTGGACTAGTAGGTCATAACATTATTGCCTATGATGTACCACTGCTTGAGAAGTTACTTGGCATAGAGATCAAGGCTAGACTATTTGATACCCTGTCTATGTCTTGGGTACTCAACTACACTAGGTCTAAGCATGGCCTCGAAAGCTTTGGTGAAGACTTTGATATACCTAAACCTGTGGTAGACGATTGGTCTGATCAGGATATACAGGTGTATGCATATCGTTGTGAAGAAGATGTTAAGATTAATTGGGCATTGTGGCAGGACTTGCTCAGTCGTTTCAAGTTTATCTACAAGGATGATAAGCTACTGGATAAGTTCTTTCGGTACTTACAATTCAAGATGTCCTGTGCTGCTACCGCAGAGAATGTTGGGTGGCGTCTTGATAAACAGTTAGCCGAAGATAGCATTACTACTTTAGTGCAACAACAAGAGGAGAAGATAGAAGAACTCAAATCTGTTATGCCTAAGCAACAGGTCAACGCTGTGAAGCGTAAGCCTAAGGTTTGCTTTAAACAAGATGGATCAGCCTCATCACATGGTGAGAGATGGTTCGCATTACTAGCGGAAAGAAATCTACCTAACCACCATGACGAAGACATTACTATTGTAAAAGGTTGGAAGGAACCTAACCCTAAGTCTTCACCTCAAGTCAAGGATTGGCTATTCTCATTAGGCTGGGTGCCATGCACTCACAAGTATGAGAAGGATGAGGATGGTAGTGAGAGAACTATACCGCAAGTTCGTAATGATGGGGAGCTTACTGAGTCAGTCAAGCTTCTTGTTGACGAGCATCCATCAGTGGGTGTTCTTGATGGCCTTACTGTTATACAGCACAGGTTATCTATCTTCCAAGGGTTTGTCGAATGTGAACGTGATGGTTACGTCAAGGCAGGTATTGCTGGCCTGACTAACACACTACGATTCAAGCACAGAAAACCCTTGGTCAATCTGCCTGGGGTTGATAAGCCTTGGGGTAAAGAAGTACGTGGTTGTTTGATAGCAGCTGAAGGTCATGTGTTATGTGGTGCTGATATGACATCCCTAGAGGATACAACTAAGCGTCACTACATGAAGCCTTTAGATCCAGACTATGTGGAAGAGATGGCTAGGGATGGTTTCGATCCTCACCTTGACCTTGCTAAACATGCTGGGGCTGTCACTCAGTCTCAGATAGACAAACATAATTCGGGAGAAGTTTCCCTCAAGTCTTTGCGTAAGAACTACAAGGTGGTGAACTACTCTGCTACCTATGGTGTTGGTGCAGCAAAGCTATCACGTACTACAGGAATGCCAATACCTCAGGCAGCTTCACTGCTTGCTGCGTATTGGAAACGTAACTGGTCTGTCAAAGCTTTCTCTGAGGCCCAGCACATACGAAAGATTAATGGTGAGATGTGGGTACAAAACCCAGTCAGTAAGTTCTGGCATAGCCTTCGCTACGAGAAGGATGTGTTCTCTACACTTAATCAATCTACTGGGGCTTACTGCTTTGACAAGTGGGTTGCATACTACAGAACTAAACGTCCTAATATCTTAGGACAATTCCACGACGAGTCAATCAACCAAGTTAGAAAGGGGGATGAACAAGAACACTCTTCAGTCCTCCAATGGGCTATTGAAAAAGTTAATCAAGAGCTTAAATTAAATGTTGACCTTGGTATTGACATACAGTACGGTAATACGTACAGTGAAATACATTAAGCAAATGGAGGGCCACATGGCTACACGTATAGTAAAACTAACAGGTATTGCAGAGTGGGCGAAAGTCTTTGAAGACAATCGAGACATGCAAGGTTACGATGGGGTTTATGAATCCTGCAATGGAGCCTGTACCATTGACGTTATCTTAGATGAAGATAACTTAATGAAGCTTAAAGCTTCCCGTTCTATTAAGAAGGGCAAGCCTGATCCTGAAGGACGTGGACATACTGTTAGGTTTGTTCGTAAGTTTGACGGTGGTCAGCCACGTAATAGTGGTGCACCAGTTGTACTAAAGTCTGACGGTACAGTCTGGGACTACAATGAAGATGGGACTATTGGTAATGGTTCTACTGTAGAGGTGACACTATCTGTCTACGATACACGTATGGCAAATATTGTTGGAACAAGATTGGATAAGGTTAAGGTCATTGACTATGTTGAATATGTCCAAGACACAGGTGACTCTCCCCCACCTGTAACTGAATCCAAAACTGTGGCAAAGGACGAAGTACTGTTCTAGCCTGTTAGTGGGGTGGGTATTTTACTTTCCTTTTCTACCTACCCCACATTCTCAAAGGAGTTACGATGAAAAAAATAAAAGATATGTCTAACGAAGAGTACCACTCAATAGATGGTATCTCTTCAAGTGCTGTAAAAGCAGTGTATAAAAAGTCATTGGCTCATTGGAAGGGACAAAAGATTTTTAACTCAGCTGCATTTGCTATGGGCAATGCTGTTCATGCAAACTTGTTAGAGGCAGATAAGAACCTAGTAATCAAAGGTCCAAAGACTAAGGCTAGTGCTGCCTTTAAAGAGATGAAAGAGAACCTGACTGAAGATCAGGTACTACTAACTGAGGTAGAGTTTAACGTAGCCAACTGTATTACTAGAGGTGCATTAGATAATCGTATATGTGCTGAAGCTCTGAACCATACTGATAGAGTAAACGAGATTAGTATCTTCGTAGAAGATCCAGTATCAGGACTTATGCTTAAGACAAGACCAGACCTAATGATTGAGTCTAGGAACATGGTGTATGATGTAAAGACTACACAAGATGCTAGTCCCAAAGGTTTTCAAAATGAGTGTGTAAAGTATGGTTACTTTCTTCAAGGTGCTCATTATGTTTACACCTGTAAGCTTGCAGGTTATGACGTAAATAGGTTTGCATTTATTGCTTGTGAGAAGGCAGCTCCTTTTCTTTCGCACCTACACATTATGGGGCCAGAGGTTATGGAGTGGGCTACTGTTGAGCTTCACAAAACTCTAGCTATTATTGCAAAGGCACAAAAAGAAGAGGACTATAGAACAGGTTGGGGTGACTACACTGTCATGGAAAAACCTTCGTGGCTATGATCAGTCATGACTAGAGCAGCCAAAGCTAAAGGCAGAGGTGGTCAGCAAGAAGTCAGGGATAAGTTACTTGAGACATTCCCTGAGTTCGAACCTGATGACATCAAGTCTACAACTATGGGAGATACAGGTGAAGACATACAGCTATCTCCCCTAGCCAGAAAGACATTGCCTATTAGCATTGAAGTAAAGAGACGTAAGTCTGGAATGAAAACTGCGTATGATTACATAGATCAAGCTGGCAACCATGGTAAAGGTGAGCCGGTAGTTTTCTATAGATCTGATAGACAACCTTGGATTGTTATGGTAGGCATGGATCACTACATGGAACTCTTAAGGAACTGGAAGAAATAGATATGAAAATTTGGGATATATTAGAAGGTCCATTATCTAGGGACGATTGTCCAGACAGTGATGAGTGGCCTACAGAATCTAACTACACTATCGTATGTAAGGTCGAAGAAGATCATGAATTATTTGAGACTGACTTTTTCTTTGAGGTGTATGAAGATGCTTACGAATGGAAAGTTTATTTTGAAACAAACATTGAACCATTAACAATCAATGAAGGCCCAGATGATGCTTGACTATAGCTGCCTTTTAAATATAACTAAGGACTTTCACTGTGTGGTTTGAACTAAACTTAATTATTAAGGTTGACCCTGCTGCAAACTTTTTAGAGGTTGACCCTAACCATAATCTTGCTGTAATAGGTGAGGTAATCCAAGATCATCTGTATGACATAGATGATATTAAAGTAACTGAATGTGAGGTAAAACAAAATGACTACATTAATTTTAGACGATAAAGAATATAACACTGATGATCTTGATGATAATCAAAAACAAATTGTAAACATTTTAAATGTTGGCACAAACTCTGTTGCTCTGCTTAATCATATAGTGCAATGTGTACAAGCTGTTCAACAATTAAAAACAAATGAGTTGAAAAGTTCTCTTGATCTTAAAGATGATGATCAGTCAGAACTAGAACTTTGATGAATGCTGTTGACTTAAAAACTATGGGGTATAATGATTCATTAGATTCAGATAAAGATTTTTTGTTAGCCTATGCTAACTTTGTTGAAGATAAAATCTTTACTAGTCAAGACGACCGCCTCGTAGAAAATACACTAGGTCTTGTTGGTGAAGCTGGAGAAGTAGCTGAGAAAGTTAAGAAACTTATCAGAGACAAATCCAGGTTTACCAGAAAAGATATTCTCCTAGAATTAGGAGATGTACTATTCTATGCTCAAAGTTTAACTAGCTATTTTAAATCTGATCTACAAGAAGTAATTGAAATGAATGTATCTAAGTTGAATGGACGTGAGGTTAGAGGAACATTAAAAGGAAGCGGAGACAATAGATGAATAACTATCTACCTACAGACTATCAAACCTTCATACACAAGTCACGGTATGCTCGATGGCTAGACCATCTAGGTAGACGAGAGACATGGCCGGAGACAGTTGTACGTTACACTGATAACGTAGTCCGTCCTGCTCTTGAGAAGGCTAACCTTACTGTACCTAAGATAACAAAGCTTATCAAAGAGATAGAGCAATCTATCTTAGGGTTGGAGTCTATGTCTTCTATGAGAGCATTGATGACTGCAGGTCCAGCATTTGTGAGGGACAATACAGCAGGTTATAACTGTTCTTACTTGCCTGTAGATGACATGAAGTCATTCGATGAGGCTATGTTCATCCTTCTCTGTGGTACTGGTGTTGGCTTCAGTGTAGAGAGGCAGTTCATCAGTAAGCTTCCAGATGTGCCACAACTCTTTGAGAGCGAGACTACAATAGTCATCAGGGATAGTAAGGAAGGTTGGGCTAAGGGTCTTCGTCAATTGATTGCACTCCTATACAGTGGTGAAATTGCACAGTGGGATGTTGGTTTGGTACGTCCTGCTGGTGCAAGGCTTAAGACATTCGGTGGTAGGGCATCAGGTCCAGCACCATTGATTGATTTATTTAACTTTGTTATACATACATTCAAGGAAGCACAAGGCCGTAAGCTATCATCTCTTGAGTGTCACGATGTTATGTGTAAGATTGGTGAGGTAGTAGTAGTCGGTGGTGTACGTAGATCAGCTATGATCTCTCTGAGTAATCTATCTGATGATCGTATGCGTCACGCTAAGTCTGGTGCATGGTGGGAGAATGATCCACAACGTGCCTTGTCTAATAACTCTGTGTCGTATACTGAGAAGCCAGATGCTGTATCATTTATGCGGGAATGGCAAGCTCTAGTAGAGAGTGGGTCAGGTGAACGTGGTATCTTTAATCGTGAGGCAGCTAAGAAACAAGCTGCTAAGAATGGTAGACGTGACACTAACTTTGAGTTCGGGACGAACCCGTGCAGCGAAATCATCTTACGTCCGTATCAATTCTGTAACCTTACAGAGATTGTAGTACGTGCTACTGACGACATCGAAAGTTTATCTGAGAAGGTTCGTATAGCTACCATCCTTGGTACTATTCAATCTACCTACACAAAGTTTCCTTATCTACGAAGTATATGGAAAAGGAATACAGAAGAAGAACGTCTACTAGGTGTGTCACTAACTGGTATTATGGACAACCCTATGATGACCACAGAGAACAAAGGATTGGAGAAAACCCTTGATCACCTCAAGTCTATATCTATTGCTACTAACGCTAAGTGGGCTAAACGCCTTGGTATTCCTGTTGCTACTGCTATCACGTGTGTCAAGCCATCTGGAACCGTATCGCAATTGGTTGATTCTGCTAGTGGAATACACGCTCGTCACTCAGCCCATTATATTCGTACTGTTCGTGGTGATAACAAAGATCCTCTAACACAGTTCATGAAGGATCAAGGCGTACCTAGTGAGCCAGATGTAATGAAGCCTGACCAGACTACAGTGTTTAGCTTTCCTATGAAGTCACCACCAAATGCAGTGGTTACTGCTGACATGACTGCAATAGATCAGCTAGAGATGTGGTTAGCTTATCAACGTCATTGGTGTGAGCATAAGCCATCAGTAACTATCAACGTAAAGAAAGATGAATGGTTTGAAGTAGGTGCATTTGTTTACAAACACTTTGATGAGATGTCTGGTGTATCCTTCTTACCGTTCAACGAACACACCTATCAACAAGCACCTTACCAAGAGTGTAAGGCAACCGACTACCACATATTACTAGATAAGATGCCTAAGAGTATTGACTGGACTTTACTTTCCAACTATGAAGAAGAAGATAATACAGCAGGTAGTCAGACACTAGCATGTTCTGGTGACAGCTGTGAAATTGTAGACTTAGTATAAGGAATTATAATTATGAAACCAGTACGTAAAAGTTTTAACAGAGCTTTGTATCAAGCTTACGATAAGAAAGCTAAAGATACTTTAGTTGACCTACTAGAATCTAAGGGTCACACGATAGTTAATACTGAAGAGAACTATCATGTTGACGTTGTGTCTCAGAAAGATGGCTACACATACTTCAATGAAGCTGAAGTCAAGGTAGCTTGGACAGAAGATTGGCCTACACATTGGGAAGAGATACGCATACCTGAACGTAAGCAACGCTTACTTGACAAGTATAAAGGCAGCAACGGTGTGTTAAACTTTTACGTATTCCGTGAGGATATGAAACAAGTTTGGCGTATCAAGGACACACTGCTTACTAAAAAGAGTTTAGCTGAAGCTAAGGGCAGGTACATTCAGAAGGGTGAGTTGTTCTTTCACATACCCTACACATCAGCAGAGTTGGTAAACACATGATTAAAAAATTTAAAGACTTTGATCCAGTAGAACGTCCAGAGCACTACAACATGGGAGGGATTGAGTGCATCGACTACATCAAACAAGTCGTAGGTCTTGATGGTTTTATTGCATACTGTCATGGCAATATGATTAAGTACCAGCATCGTTATCGTTACAAACAAAAACCTGCAGAGGACATGAAGAAAGCAGAATGGTACTTAAATAAAATGAACGAAGCTTTGAAAGAAAAACATAAGTAAGGGTAAACTATGGGCAGACCAACAAAAAGATCCAAGAATAACTTACCGCCTCTTGAAGTGGAGGCAAAGGCTTACGTAAAAAAGAAACGACCAGCAGCTAAACCCTT